TGTGTCTCATAACGGATAACGACACTATCTCTTGGAACAGGCACGCTGTAAGTGATAGTGTCGATATATGATTCTCTTGGAATGTTGTCAAGACGGTGTTTGAAATGGAAGTTCAGGAACAACGAACCGGCAAACAGTACAAGTAAGATGATCAATAGTGCATTCTTCAGTTTCACGCAATTTCAATTTCTATTTCTTCCCCTCTTGCCACGGCATCCTTACAGATGGCCACCAGCTTTTCCTCCCACTTGGTTGAATTGATTACCTTGCCCTTCACCTTGTTCTCACCAACAAGAATGCAACCCAAGGTATCAGCCGCCGTGTTGCCGCGATGAATGAGAATTCCGTCAAAGGAAGGCACATCAAGAAGCCTGGGAAGAACCCTCTTCAAACGCGGGGACATCCGCATCTCAACCTGATATGTGCCGAAAGGAATGCAAGTGTTTCCGTATATCTTCTTCTCGCCGTTGTCAAATACACCGTTGCGATTCAGGTCACGGTTGGGATCTTCCAGGGTATCACAAAAGTATTCACCATTAATCAGCATGGAACCAATGGTGTAACTCTCGCCAAAATAGCGTCTCTTTACTTTAAGCTTCAGCATAGTCTATGGATTCAAGGGGTATAAACCATTCCTGTTCATCGAGATACGGCTGGCCTTCCAGTTCCACCCAGGCTCCAAAAATCAACCCTTCACCATTCCGTCTTATCTCAACAATTTTACCCTTGCGGAAGGCAAGGGCCATGAGTCTCATTTCGATAAGCTCATCAGATGGCACGATTGAAATTTGGTCTCCGAGTCTCATTCAGCCTCCGTTTCTTGATGGTTGTCGGTGCGAGTCTTTGCGCGGTATCTATCTACCAGCTCCTTCGTCTTGTAGTCGTACTTCAGGTCAAGCCCCCAAACGGCTCCTACGAAGCCAAGGAAAAGACCGAAACATGTGATTACAGAAGCGTCAATTACACCCTTTGGAGGGAGAAAGAGGGACAGGAAAACTAATCCGATCCCTGAGAGAAGAACGACACCAGCGAGAATGAACTGGATGGCTTCTTTTGCACCTTTTTCAATCTGCATTAAGCTTATTGTTTTTGAGAGTTGGACTGTTCAGGTACAATAACATTGAAAGTGATGCCGGATCCGTCAGCTCCGTTGATGTCAAGCTTGTTGACCTGAGCTTCCTTTACCGGGTACATTTCCATAAGAGCCTTCGATGCGCTTACTGCCACACTTCTCAATGCTGCCGGGGAAAGAGCCTTGCCCTTTCCGTTGGTGTAAGTATCATGGGCGGTTTCCTCGATGATGTGCTTTAGATTGGCGGTCAGGAACCGCTTCATATCCTTAGCCTCTTCAGCCGACAAAGCCTCCAATTCAGAGATATAAGCCGCAATGCGCTCGTCCTTCAGAAGAACTTTCGCATATTGGCCGTTAAGAGCGTCTTCCGGTTTGTGGAAGGCATCAGTGTAGCACTTCGCAGCATTACCGGCATAAGGAGCGCATCCATTCACGAAAAGTTCGCAAAAGACTTGCTCCTGTTTTGTTATTTCTTGTACTGCTGACATTAGCTTTTTCGTAATATGAAGCCCTTTACTTTGACTTCATTGATTTTCAATTACGAATAGACTATTTGCCTTCAGTTTGTTCATTTTTGGCCGTTAGCAGCTGGGCGAGGATGTTTTTTCGCAGCAATTCACTCATTCCTTCGACTACAGCTTCGATATCTTCCACGGACTTTATGAAGTCCATGTTGAAATTAATCTGGAGGTCATAACCGCTTATCTCTGCAAGCGGTTGGTCAATCTCTTCGTTTCTGATGGTCAGGACATCCCTGTCCGACATGAGCTTGAACTGTACGGTAGGCTCATCTTGCATAGGTTTGATGGGATCTGGTGTCATATCTTGAAATGTTTACGGGTTTTCTCAGTTTTACTCATTGCAATCTGGCCTCCCTCTCCGGTTCCTTCAGCATTTCTCATACGCTGGGTGAGAACGGCAACGACATTGGTGGTGGCCGATACATCGGCATCAGCATCGTGGGCATCATCCAGTTCGATTCCAAGGTTCTCACACATCAGCTCCAGCTTGTAGGAATTGATATTGTCAAGATGGCAGAGGGCCAGCTGGCCCATAGTGATGGTATCAAGTACAAGGGGTTGCCAATGGCCGTAGAAATCCTCTTCGCCACGAAGGTATTTGGAAAGTTCCTTCACAAGACCGGCATATTCCATCATCTGAAGGAGGAATCCTTTGTCAAAATCCACATGCTGTCCGATAAGGAAGGGTTTCATATTCTTCGGACACTTGGGTGCGGTGTCCTCAAAGAACTGGATGAGATCTGCCGCAACCTTGCAAATGTCCTCTCCCTGATTGTAGAGCATATCCATCGTAATGGCTGAGTATTCCAGGGCCTTGTCTTCATAATCCATCAACTCGGCTTGGTCGGTGTCATACTTGCTTTTGAGAACCTTGCGCTTCTCCCCAACTCCCTTGATGTCCTTTCGGTTGTAAGGGTAGATGTATCTGACAAATGTCCCGACACGCTCAAAGGTGTCCAGTCTGGTGGCATGTACCGCAATCTGGGTGCATGCTGAGGTCTGACATTTCAATCCTCCTGTTTCAAAGTCTAATGTATATGCGAGGATTACGGGTTTTTCTGTTTTTGGTGCTGCCATAGTTGTGTTAAATCAAGCTGTTAATAATGTATGATGCGTTGGTAAGGAAATCTTCAAGGCTTCCGTTGTTATTGATGGTGGCTGAATAGAAATGGTCGTTGAGTCTGATACGGTCATTGTCCCTTTTCTGCCTTTCTTCATCGATGTTTGTAAGATTTTCCGCGTCACGGCGTATAAGAATAGGTATGATGCGGTATTCGGTCTGGAACTTCTGCTGCATTTCCACCAGGCCCTTTTCATCTATGACATAGGTGCAAGGGCGGTATTCCGGAATTTGAGCTTTGGTAGCCCAGTAATGATAACCTCCGAATTGCGTGTAAGCCAGCATCAATTCCTTAGGAGGCATCTGTGCCTCGGTGACGAAGATATGTTCTCTGCCATCCTTTTCTTCCGGGCGCATAGGTCTGGTGGTGTACGATACGATTGTAGGGATGGTGTAATGTTCACGAAGATGCAGTGCCAGTGTTGTTTTACCGGAACCTGAAGGGCCAACGATGGCGATGATGGTCTTTTTCATAATACTTCCAAAACGCTTTTACGATAGAATTGTAAGTTATTCTTGCCCTGATAATCGCTGTATTTGACAACGGCAGAGCATACAATCAATTTGTCTTTGGAAGCGAGAAGCTGAGGTCTGAGTTCAGCATATTCATCGCTCCATACGATGCACTCACATGTATCGTTGTTCTGCTGGAGAACCATTTTGCAGAATGTCTTCTTGTCCCCAGTCTTCTTGTCCTGATATTGCTTTTCTTCCACTTCCACTACGGTGGCGCATACGGCAACCTTCTTGTCTTCCGTTTCAAGAGGGGCAATGTCCTGAATGGTACAATAGCTTGCCCGTCCTTTGATCTGCTCCTTGGCTTCGGAATTGTCATAGATACGCTTATAGTCAATGGAACCCATACCGGAAACCGCAATCTGTTGCTGGCTCCACCAGTAATGCTTGCCGCGCATTTCTTCGGGGACATCCTTCTCAGTGATTTCAAATCCCAAATGTTCGGCAGCTTTTTCCATTATGGCATATCTTTCCACAACTGACTGGGCGTTCTCAATCTTGTCGAAGCAACCGGCGAAGATGAGGTTACGAATATGGCGGGCGTTGACAGGGCATCTCTGGGCTTCATCCTCATTATCTGGATCATCCCAGTATTCATACTTCTTCAGCTTGTACTTGAACACACGGTCAATGAAATTGGAAATGCTTGTGAAATCTCCGTTCTTGTCACGCTCATTGATAATCCACTCCACGGCTTTTGTACCCAGCATCTTGATTCTGGAAAGAGACCAGAAGATTGAGTTGGTTTCATAGTCGGTATAGAATATCTGACCACTGATGTTGATATCCGGAGCAACCACCTTCGCATTACTGCATGCCTCCATTTCACCCATCAGCGATACTATTTCCTTATCGTCTGCCCACTGCAATGCAACGGTGTAGAAAGCAACGGGATAGTTGGCTTTGAGCCATGCGCCAGAATATGCGGTTGCAGCATAGGCGGTAGCGTGGCTATTGCAAGTTACAACCCCTCCGACAGTAGTGAAGGTATGATTAGGATCTGCCATTTCAACATCATAAACATCTTCATCCTGAAGATATTCTACGGATATTACCGTAGCGAGCTTGACATCTAACCCCTTCTCTCCTTGCTTGACTCGTCCCATTTTATAATGCTCTTTTTTATGGCATGAAGAGCAGAGTGTTATCAAGTTAGAGAAATTATCTCCCACCATTGAATGATCGCCATTCTTATGATGTATTTCCAGCCTTTTCCCGGAAACGCCGCATAATTCACAATAGTCTTTCATGTGCTTATCGCGGTACTCTTCCAGTAAAGTATAGTTACTCGGCTGTTTAGTAAACCCACAATGCCCTTTTTGGGAATTTAATTCATATTTCACTACATGTTCATTGGAATGATAATGCTCGTCATTGGCCATTCCCTTATCTGTAAAACGATATACTGTATCTTCCGCGATAGATCCAATATTGACATACATTTGATCAACACCTACTACTAATTCATCGGTACGCTTTTGTCCGTTATTGGTAGGGTGCTTATGATTGGCAGTCACATCAATTGTATAACCACCTTCCAGCGTTATCCTATAGACTGGACGCACTCCCATATAACGAATATCTTTAATATCATTTTTGAGTAAAAAGTCCTGACCTTCTTGATGCACCAATGACCATCCTTTTCCATAACCGCATCTAACATATCGATCATGCAATGACAGATGACCGTGAGATGCTGCCCACGCACGGTCATGCATGGTTTTGTACATTTCTGCTATGGTGAGACTGGAAGTGGTTTTATTGCTTCGTCTGATACTTTCGTGTCCCGCAATGCATTTATTAAAGCAATAGGATCCGGCCTCTTCAATCTGTGCCCAAATCTTATCAGCATCTTCTTGCGGACATCCGTTCTTCTCCGCACCCTTCATGAATTTCTCCTTCATCGCCTGGATCTTGTCCACCTTCTTCTTGGACACAAACTTCACCAGCTTTACTCCATCTCCCAGGCTGAATCCACCCACCTCACGAGCCATGCTCACAATCTGCTCTTGATACACCACTACGCCAAAGGTATTCTTCAGCGAGTTGTATGTTCCCCAGAGATAAACTGGAGCCACCAAACCGTTCTTACAGTTCACGAATTCGTCTATGTTTCCCATGGTAGCCGGACGATAGATGGCGTTGGCGGCAATGAGGTCTTCCACACAGTTGGGCTTCATATCAATGAGCAGCTTGGTGATACCACGAGAGCTGAACTGGAAAACATTCTGTGTGTAGCCCTTTCCAAGCAAGTCATACACCCTTGCGTCATCCATAGGGCCGGTAACGATGGATTCCAGAGTTATCTTGTCTCCATAATGCTGTTCAATAAGGTCGAAGGTCTCGTGCAGTTTGGAAAGTTCCTTGGTGGCAAGGCAGTCATTCTTCAGCAATCCCAATTCGTCCAGCTCATATCCATCGTTCTCACTGACCAGAATACCGTCAACCTTTTTAATGGGTACGAAATCAAAGCATTCCATATCTTCACCATCCTTGGTATCAGGGGTGATCAGCAATGCGGAAGCATGAACGGAGCTGGAACGAGGCTGAAACATTAGTGTCCGGATATCCTCAAAGAGTTGAGGGTAATCCTGAATGAACTTCGCCACCTTCTTCTCTGTAGCGGCCAGTTTGAAGATACCAGTATAGTCGCACTTGTCATCGTCAAAGATGGCGGTGATATAGTTTACCAGACTGACTGGAATCCTCATGGTTCGTGCCACATCCTTCAAACACGCCTTGACCTTCAAGGTAGTAAGCGTACCGGCTGAAAACACCCTCTGCTTGCCATGATGATTATATCTTCGCTCGGTATATGCCTTCACATCCTGGCGGCGGTCACTCTGAAAATCGCTGTCCACATCAGGAAGACTCCCTCCGGGGCCTTGCAAATAACCCTTATCGACAAATGTGTCAAGAGCAACTGTGGGAATATTGCTATGCTTGACTTTAACGGCTCTGACTTTCATAAAACATGCTTCTATATGCTACTCTATCAAAGATGTTATCGTGTGCTTTATAGGCTTGCTCAAAAGCACTCAACTCATAGTCTGGGAATATCATCCTCCTGGATATGAAGGAATCGGATGCAATGCCTTCCAGCGATGTACAACGACTGAGGGCCACATAGAGCTGACCTGGACAAAACATACCCTGTGAATGGATGATGATATTGTCGAAAGTCAATCCCTGACTCTTATGAATAGTGATGGCCCATGCCAAAGTAAGTGGAATCTGCTTGCAACTTCCCTTGACCACACGCTCAATCTTCTTTTCCATCACTCCGTCAATTCCCATCTGCTCGGTGGCCTTGTATTCTGCCTGATCCCACGAATATGGTTCCAACTCCACATTGCAACCGTTATCCAACGCCACACCCACCTTGTTCTCGGAAAGGGAGGTGACAAAGCCAAGAGAGCCGTTATAATAGCGATGCTCCTTATCATTTACCAAGGTCATCACTCTGGCTCCAATCCGAAGCTGGAGGGTTTCATCACAAGGCATTGAAGTCGGGTTGAAATCACCAGAAAACTCCACCTTGAAGAAATGCGTTGGCGTGCCCAGAAGAGACTGGTTGATTTGATTGACATCGTTTTTGTGGGAACAGATATGAATGTACTTGCCATCATAATTTTGGGACAGAGATTTGTTGCGCACCTCTTCCAGACGCTCACAATCCTCTGCGGGCAACTTGTAATCCCTGATATTGTTGAGAATATTGATAAACTGTTCATCTGACTGACGGAAGATATGCGTCAGTTCGATAATGCGAAAACCCTTCTCACGGAAGACCGCCGCATTGAAGAAATACGGGCCGGGGTAAAATGCAGCCAAAGAGTTCTTCTCTGCTGAGGTAACTACCGGGGGAAGCTGATGGAGATCTCCAAACATAATGAGCTGGACACCTCCGAATGGCTCCGCACAACTGCGATACATCCTCAGTTTCTTGTCCACGAAGTCCATCACATCAGCTCTAACCATACTGATCTCGTCAATGACCAGAACATCAATGGCATTGGCCAGTGCTTTCTTGGCCGGAAAGAACTTGGAATCTGCCGCTGAAGTAGGCCCCAGAACTCCGAATGGGATATTGAGGAAGCTGTGCAATGTGATTCCACCGGCATTAACGGCTGCAACGCCGGTAGGAGCCGTGATGATGAATCGTTTGTATATGTTTTCCACCATGTATTTGAGAAAGGTGGTTTTGCCTGTACCGGCCTTGCCTGTTATGTATAAGGACTCATTGGTGTTCTGAATGATATCAATGGCCCTCTGCATTTCGTCTGTGACTATCATAATTCGTCTATTGTGAATAGTTCGTCCTTGTTATCGAATAATATGTCATCTCCTTCCTGAAGCTCATCTGCGTAAATTGTAATCGGGGATTCCTCGCCCTCTCTCTTGATATAGAGCTGGGAATCCTTGTCGATTTTGATTGTCTTGCCACATTCCAGCGTCACCTCTACATAATCGTTGCTCTCGATGTCCTGACCTATGACGGTGGTGTCGGAAGGGTAAAGTCCGGCACGCTCAGGCAAAAGGAAGCGTTCAAAGATGAGGCTGTAACGAAGCGGATCAATCAGGGTTATGCCGAGAAGGTAGAGCAATAACGAACCGGCTGCGGAACCTCGGCCACATCCGACCAGAATGTTATTTCGTCTGCTCCAGTTGCATGTGTCGTATTGTACCAGAAGGTAATCGACATTATTGGTTGACTCGATGATGTATTTCTCATACTCCATTTGTTTACGGTACTTTTCCTGGCTTTCCTTGTCCTTGGGAACCAAACGCTCAAATCCTTCTTCAAGAAGCTGGTTGAACATATTATGCACCGTACCGTATTTCTGCTCTTCTTCAGGAGTCATTGTGTACTTCGGCATAAAGTTCCTGTCATTCTCAAACTTGGCATTCGCATTCTCGGCAATGGAATTAGCGTTATCAACGCATTCCTGGAAGAGTTCTTCCACATTCCAGCGAGTAGAATCAAAAGTGGCTTGGAAAAGGGCGTACTGCTCATCCGCATCCTTGAAGAATTGTTCTTCGCTCTGCTCGTGGGCCGCACCTTCAGCAACCTTGTTGAGAATAATCTTGTTCTTGGCATCCGTCTTGTCGAGATAATAGGCATCGGTAATCAAGACCGGCGCAATCTTGGAGTACAACTTATCAAAGTACAGTTTGGTGGCTTCCAGAACTCTTATATCAATTCTTTCAGCCTTGTACTCTGACAAGTCCACCTGGTAGAACACCTTATCGAACTTGCCAGCCAAATCCTCGTACACATTCATGTGCTGACTCAACCATTCTGCCGACAACTTGCCAAACACGAGGACATTTCCCTCTCCACGATTACCCAGTTCGGAAAGGGGAATCGTCTGGTCTTCGCTGTCAACCATAATGGCTTTCTGGATGCGAAGAAGATTTCTCAGGCCCTTCTGCGTCTGGACATATACCTTGACATCAATCTTATCCTCTCCGTATGTGAAAGTCAATGAATATCCGAAGACATACTTCAATCCTTCTGCACCGGCCACCTTCTGAAGATTATAACAAGCCGCCATAGTATTCCTGTCACAAATGCCAATGGCCTTATGACCACAGAACTTGGCCTTTTTCACCCACTGATCCGGCATGAATGAGCCGTTCAAGAGTTCAAATGGCGTATGGACTCCCAGATTGACGATATCCACATTATGCTGAAGTGGAGTCTTTGTGCCTACATATTTGAGTATGTTAAGCGCAAAGCCTTTCCTCAAATCAAAATAATACCAGTTGTCACCGAACTTGAATGCGATGTAGTTGATATCCTCGGCCATCAGGACGCTGGGTTCCTCTACGCTGTTGAAAATGAGTTCCCCGTCATTGTTGAGACGGAAGATGGAGTTCAGCTTCTCGGTATTCTCATAATAGACCTGACCAAGACCGGGCAACTCAATCACCTCATTATCGATGATATTATACTGGATTTTGTTGGCTTGGAGCCATTCTATCAATTCGTTCATAACTGTACTACATTTAACCCATATTCAATGGGAGTTTTTAAGTTGGTAGAGAAAACATCGTAGATATCCCAGAAATCCATACTGTCAAAATCTTGGGTGGGATCTTCGATGAAGGCGATGTATGTATCGAAATACTCGTTCAATTTCTGGGCAGCGGCGTTAATGCTTCCCACTGCGTCTCCATCATAGCCGATGATGACGGTTCTGACACCCTTTGCCTGAAGCTTGTATATCTGTGCGTCAGAGATTTTCTTGCCGAAGGTAGCAACGGCAGCGATCCTGTGATTCTCGTACAAATCAAGTTTTCTGGTAAGGGCGATGACATCAAAGACACCCTCGCAAATGATTACCGTATCGGTCTCGTCTTCCACGATGGCATCGTAGTTATACAAGAGTTTCACGAAATCGTTCTCGCCCTCCTTACAACCGCTGTTGTTGTATCTGCGGATTTCATACTTGCCGTTCAGCCTTGCCTGGGTATTGTATTCATCGATGCGCTGCTTATCCCAGGTATGTCTGGAAATGTAGCCGACTATATCACCGTTATCGATGATCGGGAACACCACATAGTCATCGAACTTGAAATTCAAGCCTCTGGTGGTTCCTACCGGAAAGAACTCATAGTCATCAAAGGAGAAGCCTCTGGATTTGAGGTATGGATTCTTATAGCAACGCTTCCATCCTTCAGGCATTTCCACGATATTCAACTCATCATCAATCTCATCCTCATCCAGTGTGAAAAACTGAGGAACTGCCACCGGCCCGAATGATGCGGTCTCTTCAATACGAAGGTCTGAACGCCCTATATCGTCAAGAAGCTGATTGACATCCGTAGTCGTATGGCCGCAAGAGAAACAGTGGCCCATAAAGAGCTTTTTCTTTGCGGTCTCTGGCCCCACATAGATACCGAACTTTCCACCGGTATGGCCACAGTAAGGGCAAACGGGAACGATGAGGTTCTTACGGCCACCATCAAGTTTCGCGTGTAATTCAACCGAGAGTTCCTGGATAAGAAACTCTTTATCTTCTCTGCTGATATACATGGCTAATTGACTTTATTGAGGTTCATAGAGCGTTGACGGTCATAGAAACACTCATGCTGATAATCCGTAGCAATCCTGAATGGCTCCCCCTTCTCAAAGAAGCGGGCCTTGGCCACAAACAGTCTCATAGTATGCTCCTTTCTCTCACGATCCGACTGGTTGAGCGTTACTAAATGAGTCAAGGGCCTTGCGATACCTTTGGCTTCTGAAGAGTTGAATTCGGTAAGGACATTCTTTTCATCGTTCAGCCAATCCCTGTTTTCAATGGTGGACTGATATGTTGTGACCATCCAGACATTTTCATCGGCAGCAAGGTCTTTGAGGTCGTTGGCAACCGCAATTCTCTTATGGCGTTCTCCGTTCTCACCCCACTGTCTGCCTGAAGAATCAGTCAAAAGGTCAAGAGAGTCGATGATTACTACATCAGGAGATATGCCGTAATGCTTCTGGAAATCCGCAATGCCATTCTTGATATCCACGGTAGATACATTGCAATTGAACTTCGGGTAGGATTTGACATACAGCTTGCCGGAGATCGCCTCCAGCATGGCCTCATACTTCATAATATCCACATCCCGAATCGTACCGGTCTCATACCTGAAAGAATCGCAAGACACAAGGGCTGCGGAATAAGCATTGACAGCCTCTTCCTTGCTACCTTCCAACTGGAAATGGAGTACATTCAAGCCATCCACTTGGCAAGCGTTCTTACCTATCCAGCGTGCAATATGACTCTTACCAACTCCGGTAGGGGCCATGAAACAAGTGAGCTGGGTGCGAAGGTCACGCCCGCCATTCATTTCGTCCAGTTCATCAATGTAGAACCTGGTAATGGCAGCGCGTTTGTTGGCCTCATTGTGCCTCTGCCGGTTTTCCTTGAACCTCAGGCCAAATGTGGCCACGACATCTACAAATTCTGATGATTTCAAGCTGAAGGACTGCGCCCACTGGGAGTATTCCTGAAGCTTTGCAGAAGCCTTTTCGTGGCCCTGTTTGTTGTACAATTCGCCAACCTCTTTATAGACTTTCTGAAATCTGACTTGTTTGATATAATCTTCCAGCTGTTCAAGGACTTGCTCGGTATCTATGGCCGATGAACTGTCGAATATGTCTTCCAGCAAGGACACAACGCCCTTATCGCTGGCAACCATTTGCTTCAGAATACTATAAGAAGGAGCCTGTTTGTATTCTTTGTAGTAAGAGTGCAAACATGTATGGAGTTTGATAAAGTCCTTGTCTGGGAGATAATCCTTGCGAATGTGTTCCATTACCATAGCAAGTATGTAGTCATTCTGCATACATGTATAGTACACATCCATCAAGAACTCTTCAGTGAGGACATTATTTGTTTGATTCGCCATATTCTACTCTGATTCTGTATAGTTCCGGATATTTCTTCTCCGTCTCTGTTTTACATTGTTCTATAAATTGGCACTGGTGGCAAGCGTCTGATAGCGGACTCCATCCCAATGTGGATGCCTGGCAAACTGCAAAGCCAACCTCCATATTAAGGAGACGGAGCTTTGTGGTTTCCTCTGACTTCTGGTATATGTATTTGGCCAGAGGATGTTCGCTGCGGTCAGTAATCAGACTGATGAGATAACCTCGATCAAGGTCTCGCTCTTGTAACCATTGGTCTTCGTAGTATCTCGTGCCGTGCTTTGAGTCTTTGAGTCGTTTGATTGCGGCTGGCCCGAAAGCTTGTTTGATTGTCCAGTTGTCCCGGCTCCTGTAGGCGTATGCCGTACAAATGCAGAAATCAACAAGACGCTCCTGGGTGACAGAACCGAATTCTTGGTCAAACAACTGGATGAAGTTTGTCAGCGTCCGGATGGTAGCCCCGCCTCCAGAAAACTTGAAGTCGGAGCTAACCAACCGTGTTTCAATCTCCGTGAAAACAGTAATGATGTTTTTAACCCATTTTTCGTTTTCCATCACGCGTCAAATACTTCTTCATGAATTGTCTTGCCAAGTACAAACGACTCTTGACTGTTTCAATATTGTGTGATTTTAAGGTTCCTTTCTCGTATTCTATATCAGCTATCTCTTTCAATGAATAGCCAGCCTCTTGTAGTAATAGGGCATCACGATGGATGGGTTTCATCCTGTCCAGAACCCAGAGGATATCGTCACTGTAGAATGTTCTGTAGTTTTCGGTATCCATCAAGTTTGCTGAAGGTTTGTCAGGGGCCATGATTGTTTCTTCGTAGGCTTCGATATCCTTGTCATAATCCTTGTTGTCGTGTCTTGACCGGCGGCGTTCAAGTTCCTGGACACATCGTTTGGTTACAATGTGGAGCCAGGTTTTAATGGAACGCTCCGAATCATAGGTTTCGATTCCTCGGTAAAAGTTGACAAGAACCTCGTTGTAGTTTTCTTCAACATGGGCTGGAGACCACGAATACTGCATCACCAGCTTGTAAATCATGTTGTAGAAGGGGGCTACATATTCCTGGAAAAGTTCATTGCGCCTCTTGATAACAGCCGGATCTAAATCTCGCTCTGGTCTTTCGGCACTGTGTATTTGCTCTTCCATTTGACAGCAACTTCTTGGTTAAACATCAAAGCTGCTTTGTCAGTCAAATGATGAACTTCACAATACCTTTTCCAACGGTTCTCCTGACGAATAAACTCATCACGAACCTCCTGGTCTTCAGGCTGAGGCTGTTGTTCAAGAAAAGCGTAGAACTCATCCAGCAATTCCCCAAGCTTGCACATGGCTAATGCCGCAACCTTGGCCTGGAATTTCCTTACTCTTCTTGCGTTTGAACTGCTCATTACAAGTGAAATTTATGAATGTAATACATGAAGATATGGGTGGCATCGGCCATATTATGATCAACTGGTTCAATCTTCCATCTTAAACGGCAAAATTTAACCATATCATCTTTTGTGGCATTCCCGTCTCCAGTAGCCCAACTCTTAACCGTTTTAGGATTAATAAAGATGGGTTCTGGGAGATCCAGCGTATCGCACACTTCCAATAGAATTCCCCGAAATTCTGACAATTTTCTGGCATCAATGAAGTGATTGTTAACGCTAACATCTTCAGCTACAATCTGTTTAATACTATATTTTGTAATAAAATCAATTAGTGTGTTGCGAAATGCAGCATGTTGTTTGTTATTATTGCGGCGCATGGATTCATTGAAATTCCAAGTCCCGCTTTCATGCGTTGAATAATAACCCGTTACAGTTGCGATATCAACTGCCAATACATCATCTTTTGTAAGCTGTACCATTAGTCTGTTATTTCGACTTGATAGTTGATTAATGCTTGATATACATGGGGAGCAATACAATGTTTGTATTTCTCAGCCATCAATTTGATAATCTCTTCTTTTGCTTCTTTATACTTTAAGAAAGCGTCAGTGGTGTTATAAAAACCTGAATAGTGTTCTACTTTTTTAGTAAATGGATTCGTGACAACTGCAACGAATGTAGAAGCACCTTTTTGAGCTTGAACACCAATGGGGTACATTCCACGCTGTGTCTGCTGTTTTACCAACATCTTATTGATTTCAGAAGGTACAAAACAACACTTTTCGGGAGAGTAAACCGTATTGTGTTTTACTAAAATATCCTTATCTAAAGAATAGTTATCGTTAGGACAATTGCTCTCATACCACTGTGCAAAATTCTGAAAACACTGCCATTCAAGGCAACAACTACAGGGAGAATATGATGGTTCTCGTTTGTGCATATCTTTACTATAGCACCTTTGCAACATATTACTCCATTTATTATAAATAGCTGGGTGGGTTTTGTGGGAATATGGGCCGATACCTATCCAACCTACATTATATCGCACCTTTCTTTGAGCCAATGCTTCATGGTCTTGTACCTTGCCATGTAAGATATTGTGTGCCGCAGCAGTAGTCTGATTACCAGACTCTAAAAATCTGACCGTGACATTTCTGGAATCCTTAACTTCAACTACTTGAATTGTACCAGAAGTGTGGGTTTCAAACAATTGCCCTACGCTAACCATTAGATGAATGATACTCCGTT